TACAATACTGAGATAGCAGAGAAAAGAGTAATAGAGTATGCACATAAGATAGTAGAATTAACAAATCTACAACGAAACGCGCATCCTGTGCGGAAGTGTGCTGTACTTGCTGCTGGTGATATCGTAGAAGGAGAACTTATATTTCCTGGTCAAACGCATCTTATAGATGCAAGTCTATATAATCAAGTGACAATAGATGGACCTAGAATATTGACAAAGTTCTTTGACATATTGTTAGCTAATTTTGCAGAAGTAGATGTACATTGGGTGATAGGTAATCATGGCAGCCTTGGAGGCCGTGCAAGGAAAGACTACCATCCAGATTCCAATGCAGATAGAATGCTAGGAAAAATAATGTCAATGACATATGAAAAAGAAAAACGTATGACATGGACAATACCTGATAGTACAGGTGATAACCATTGGTTCGATATTGCAGATGTCGGTGAAGGATGTAAGTTCTTTGTATGGCATGGAGATAATATCAGGGGACATTCAGGATTCCCATGGTATGGCTTTGGTAAGAAGCTACTAGGTTGGAAAGCATTGGCCAGCAGAGGTCTTATGCCAGACTTTGACTATGCAATAGCAGGACATTTTCATACACCTACAACTATGTACGTTAATGACGTAAGATTGTGGGTGAATGGCAGCACAGAAAGCTACAACACATACGCACTAGAACAACTAGCTAGTATGGGCAGACCGTGCCAGTGGTTACTCTTTGCTAAACCAAAGCATGGAGTAACTGCAGAATATTTGGTAAAACTTGGTAATCAATAAAGAATATATATATAATACAATTATGACAGATAGTATTGTCAAGTCTAAATGGACATTGATTGGTATAGAATACAGTGGACTAAGTAGTCGACCATACTTTATACTAAGAAACAAAAACGATAGTATTAAGATGATACCTTTAGAAAGAGGTGTCACTAATCTTCGTAGTCTATTAGACTTAGAAGAAGAATAACTATCGCATACGTTTGTTTTTACTTTTGTATTACAAACGTATACGATATATAAAGAAAGGAATGTTATGGCAAATAACGTTGACTTGCTATCTCCATTTCCACAGGAGGTAGTTCGTAAAGCACCAGCAGGTAAGTTCGGTGATTATGTTCCACACGCATTGTATGTAGAGCGTTTGAGGGACAGTGGAGTCAAATACACATGGCAATGTGAAGCTGTGTATGGTACATTTAACGGAGAAAAACGCATAGTAGGTGCTAAAGGTACTATTACCATAGAAGGTATGGGTAGCTATGATGGTTTCGGTGATGTTGATACATTCAAGCTAGGAAATGCCAAGTTTAATGATGGTACTAACCTAAAGGATGCAGAGTCTGATGCATTTAAGCGTGCATGTATGCGCTTTGGTCTAGGTGTAGAACTTTGGTCAGGTTCTAAACAGTCAGAAGAAGAAGCTACAGCAGTAGCGCCTGATGGTTACACACAAGACATGGCCGATGCAGATGCAAAGGTAGAAGTTACCAAGGTAGATATGCGTAAGAAAGAAAACAAACCTACTAAAGAAGACATACAACGCATGAATGACATCATGGATAGTATAGTTGCACAAGATGTGGAGGTAGGTACACCTAAAGAGGACGCAAAAGAAGCACCTTTCTAATGCAAGACGTAGCATTTATAGCGCAGACAGTTGCTGCAATAACAAGTGACGTACAGAGTAAGGAAACACTTAATAAGATTATTGGTAGTGCAAACAAATATGCTACTACCATGAAGTTTCCTGCTGATAAATCACTATGGTCTGATAAGCAACTAGATAAATACCTAAATATGATAGAGAAACTTGTAGATATGCCTGAAGAATATACTGAAGAACAGTTTAATCAGCTATCATTAGAAGACAAACTATCTACAGTAGGTATGGAAAGCACAGACAAGACAGATGGGTTACAAACCCCTGAAGGTCTAGTCGGAGAGGTAGTTCAGAAAATGGAAAAACAAAATAAGTACAGGGATGACCTTAAGTGTCCCTGTCCTAACAAGTTAATGGTTTGGGATAATCGTAAAACAAAACGTACAGATAAAAGTCCAGACTTTACTTGTTCAGGAAAGACACCAGAAGAATGTCCACAGCATACAGGCAAGTGGCGTAAGTCATGGTGGTTAGACAACAGTGATATACCAGAGGAGTGGGGAATAAAATGATACCAGAATATTTTAGAGGTAAAGAAATACCTAGGTTTATTAAAAGTAAAACACAGTTAGTTGCTTGGGCATTAACAGAGTTTATGAATGATGAACCAATAAGTAACTGGGAGTTTGTAGCAGAGTTACACTGCCACAGATTTGGTGGAATAATACATAATCTTAGGCAGGAAGGTTATGAAATTACTACATTACCTAGTAAAAAACGTGGGTTAGTACATTACTTTTGTACTAAAATACCTACAACAACTGCTGCCATTAGCTAATGATAGAAGTATTTGTCGGTTGTTTAGTGCCACTGTTACTTACAACTGACAATATATCTGAGTTCAAGGACTGTTACGACACTGCTAACAAAGTAGAGTACGTGCTGGAACATACAGAACTTGTACAAAGATATTTTAAAGAGAAAGACATCTTGCGTGCTTTAGGTATTATATACTGCGAAAGCTCAGGTAAAGCTGAAGCAGTCGGTAATAATACTAACGGTACACAAGATGTTGGACTCTGGCAGTTTAATGATGATACCTGGGCATGGTTAACACCTAAGCTAGGTATAATAGAAGATAGAACTAACACAGAAACAAGTACAGCAGTCGCTGCCTGGTTAGTTTACAATGATGGTTGGCATCATTGGAACAGTAGTAAACATTGTTGGAAAGGAACTAATAATGAAATGTTGTGGATACAAACTAGAGAAAGTATGCGTAGTTACTGACCAAGTATTCTGCGAATACTGTGAGAAGGTATGGGGTCATGTAGATGACATGGTCTAACACAAACAAACGATTCAGAAAACAAATAGATAAATTGTTAAATCTTGTATGCGAACTATGTGGTGTTGCATACATTACAGACTTTACATTAGTTAAATATTGTAATGATTGTATTGATAGATTAACAGTAGAAATGGATGACATAGATGAGTAAACAAAGAATTGACATAAGTAAAATAAATATATTTACTAATCCTAAATATATGAAAGTATGGGCAAAACAATTTGATAAAGCATGTGGTAGTGATACATTTAACGTACCACCTGATATGTACGCATTGAGAAAATTAATGGACAAATTTGTTATAGATTATAACTTTCATTTAGCACAATTAGAGGAGGAATAATGGCAAAGAAAGATAGGCTAGAAGAACTAACATACGCACTTAAAACAATATCTGATACATTATCATTGCTTGACAGCAGAATAACACAGAACACTACGTTGATTGCAACTGTAGCTGGTATAGATATACAAAGTATGCGTGAAGAAATGGCTAATAAAGAAGAAGAATGATTGTAAAACACCATAATAAATTGTTTAATTGGTACTTAGATGAACCTATATTAGATGATTTGGATGAAGAATTAGAGGAGGAATAATGGTATATAATACAAAGTTTCAAGCATTTCCTAATGCAAAAGAAAGACAGGCATTAACACCTAATGAATCTAACTATAAGTTTAGATTATGGTCAGCAAATAAAGAGAAACTTGCAAGTGAAGCAAATACATTTGGAGGTCGTAGGTTATTAGGTGTAACAAACAAGAATAAACCTATATGGTTATCATTTCATATTGACAGAGAAACTCTTGATATAAGTATGAAGTTATCTCACGATATGGACACGATAAGAAAAAGTAAGTTATGTCCCAGAGGTATAAGACTAGCTACAGGTGAACAGCTTTATAACTTAGAACATGCTATGAGGCCAGCACTTAAGACTGACCATGGAGAAGTTACACAACGTACATTAGATTACATAGAAAAAGTTATGATTATGTGTGAATCTAGCACCATAGGTAAAGTAAAAACATTCTTTAATAAAAGTGCATGTACCAAATCATTGTTTATGATTATAGCTAATCTTGTTTATCACGGTTCAGTAGAAGCTGATAGATTTAGATGGCGAGATGTAATGGCTACATGGGATATGCCAGCTGGAGAATACCTAACAGTAGATGGGTAATAAATAGTACAGATTATAATTGATTAAAGTTTTTTAATTATGAATGGGCCAGATGAAACTATGGACGTTACTTATGAAATCCACCACCGCTACCACCACGTACATTAAATGGGTTAACTACTCCACGTCTAGCTAAAGTAGATGGTCCTGCTTGTTTTTTAACATAATCTTTTGTACTAGGTCCTTTACCAGTACCTATGTTTTTAAATATGACAGGTGGTGTTTTAATAGGTCCTGCTTTACGAAACCAACCACCACTACTTGTACTAACGTTAGATAATCCTCGACTATATTTCATAGGTGCTGATGTAATAGATGATGTCATTCTTTTAGCAGTAGTACCTTTATTATAAAATGGTTGTTTAGTAACTAATTTAGATTCTTTTGATATAGCTGGTCGTTTACCTAGTCCACTTACAGTAGCACCACTAGACCTTTTATTTATTTTCTTTTGTTGATAAGGTCCATAAACTTGAGGTTTAATCTCCCAAGGATATTGTACAGGTGGCCATTCAGCCATTATTTATTAAGACCTAGTTTTTTAAGTCCCTTATTAAATTGTACAGCTTTATTAAGTTGTGCTTGTCTAGTAACAAATGCTTGGTCAAGTGTTCTGTACGCAGCATCAGTAGGAAAACCTTTTTCAGAACCAAACTGTCCTATTAGTTTACCCATTTCTTTATACAATTTATCTGCGTCAATACTTTTACCTAATGCTTTATCACGTATAGCTTTATGTTGTTTCATACGCTTTTTAAGTTCTTGTTTACCAAGACCTGCGTATCCTTGACCTACTTTATCGTAATGACCAGGCATTATGGATTTAACTTACTTCCACGATTAGATACGTTTCTATCTTCCCATGATTTTATCGTAGGTTTTACTCTACCTTTAGGTAGTTTACGTTTAGATTTTGTTTTTGGATTTGCTTGTTTCATCACACCAGGTTTTAAATTAGTAAGTATATGGTCTTTATAACCTTCAAAAGTAATTGCTTCAGCTCCTATACGACCACCACTCATACCACGAGCAACTTTTTCTGCTTGCGCTGCTGATAAGATATCACCACGATAACCACCATACTTACCTGCACCTGTAATTAATTTTACATTACCACGTACATTGCCGTACATTACTTACTCACTTTAGCTGGTGTTGATATTTGTTTTTTAGCAAATTCTTTAACAACTACTAACGCTGCACCTGCACCAGACATAGCTGCTAATTGCACTGCACTAGCATCTACACCTACAAGTGGAGCAACTGTTAATGCACCAATGAAAGCCTCAATAAATGTCCAAACAGTTTTGTTTAACATTCCTTTTAACTCATCACTCATTTTATAACTCCATGATTCAGACCAAGGTGTCCACGCTACATCCTTTTTAAATGTACCATCTTGGTTACGTTTTCTTTTTGATTTCTCAAACATTATCTAGTATAGTCCTGTTTTTTATTGATATCATCTAATGCTTTTTTAAGAGGACTATAAAACTCTGTTATAGGCATTAATGCAGGATTCTTTTTAAATAAATTTTTAGCAGCTTTAGTTGCTTTTAATGCAATTGCTGCTGCAGTAACATCATCTAATCCTTTTGATATAGCATTACCATATACTTTTTTATATTCATCTGACTGTTCAAGTACAGATGACGGTAAATCTGTAGCTTTAACATTCTTAGAACCTCTAGCTACATTACCTCCACCATATTTAGATTTAAATTTAGCTCTTGTTCTATCTGTTGCACCAAGATTTGCAGGTGGTTTAGCAGGAGGAGTATCTGGAGCTTCTAATCCTGTAATAGGTGCAGGTTGAGGTACTTGTGACGTAGAACGCATTTTTTCTATAAGTTCTGCTGTCTTTTTTGTTCTAGGTCCACCACCTAATCTAGTAAGTTTATCATATCTTGACTCACCAGTAGGCTTACCTTTTATATCATAAACTGGTTGATTTTTGATATCTTGTACAAAAGCAGGTTTAGTTCCAAGACCTTTGTTAATATCACCAGTATCTGCTGTTCTTTTACTTACTTGATTAAGAGGAGCAGCTAAATCTTGTCTTGGTCTAGCAATATCTTCACCGCCAACATTAACAATATTTGATTTTGAACCTTTACTAGCACGTTTTAACATAGCATCATCACTTAATGTAAGTTCTTTATCTACTGGGTCTATATCTATTGACCTTTGTTCTAAGTTTTTTATACGTTCTTGTTGTTCATA